ACAGCGAGAGAGAAGAAAGTCTTTCCAGTAGAAGACTCTCCAGCAATAGCAGTAATCTTATTCCCAGATACACCACCAAATATGCTACCTGAAACCAGTGCGTTAAAAATGTACGAACCTGTGTCAACATAAGTTTCAGTTTCATCAATATCCGATGCGAGTTTGGTGTAATCATCACCAATCTCCTTTACAATTTCTTTTAAAAAGTCCATCACTTATCACCAATAAAAACATAATCTGGATGTTGAGATTTAAACATCTCCACTTCCTCTTCGGTGTTAAAAAACTTAAAGAGTATTGTGTTTTGAAACTCTTTAAGAGAATAATTTACTTTAATCATCACGCAACCATCCCGTATTGTTCACGAAGAATCTTCTTATAAGGTCCGCCAGGATTCTCCTCACGGATTTCTTTTACCAGTTTGAGTTTTTGATACAGAGCGGTGTCGCCACCAAGATGCAATGCGCTCACAATAGTCGCAAGCTCTTTGTCATTAATAGGAAGATCCATTATCCAAAAAATAGTTCCAAGTTTACAGTTTTTTCTACACTCCATCCAATAGCATCCAGGATTGCCTTGAGTGGTTCGACAAAACTCTTTTCAAATTGTAGTTCATAGTCGATGTACTTGTCAAGATCAAGTTCCTTAGGAAAATCCTGAATGAATGAGATGACATTTTCCCGAATAATATTCGGTTTCTTCAAATAGAGAAATTTAATCTTTTCCCCATTATTGATAAGTGAATATTTATTGGTCAGTTTTTTCTCCTTTACATAGTGATTAAACAAGAGTGCCCCACGACAATGGATGGGAGTTCCTTTGATGTAGATGTCAGAGGAAGATTGATACTTACGAATATCAGATGCTGTGCGAGGGAAAGCAATCTCTTCGGGAGGAAGTTTCTTGAACTCCGTGCGACATTTATCAATAAAGTTGATAACGTCATCTTCAGTGCCGTTCATCATAAGTTTGAGACCATCCTTAATCATCTTGCGGCAAGGCGCAGGAGTGGAAGATTTAACTGCCTCAATACCCATCATCTTCAGTTTTGGTTCTTCATATCGAACACCCTCACTGTCCCATACGTTGAGAATGTATCGCTTCTTCGCAGTCCAGATACCACGTTCAGCGATATTCTCACGCTTCATGAACATCTTTTGGTCGTAGGCATTGACGTAGTTTGCCAATTCTTGGTAGCAACGGTCAATATATTTTTCAAGTTCCATCTCACAGACCTTATTAAGGAACGTGACAATGCCTTCAGTAGTTTTCTCTCTTCCCTTGTATACACTTTCAACCAGAGGACCCATATTAAGATAAATGGAATCGGTATCAGAAGCAATAACATAGTCTTCTCCTTCAGTTTTCAATACCTTATTCAGGTACTTATTCATTCGGTTTTCAATCCAACGGATTGAGACCTGTCCAGAGAGCGTAATCGCCTCTGCGTTGGCAAGCTTATAATACCTGAAATACTGGTTGCCAATAGCGCCATAAGCACTATTAAGTTGAATCTTACGCGCCATCTGAATATTGTTACAGCGAGCAATCTCCTTCTCAAGTGCTTTAGTTGGAGTCTTCTCATAATCCTGTTTGGCAACAAGCATCTTCTTTTTGAAAATCTTACGTTCATTGTAGATTTTCTCCATAAGTTCAGGGAGGAACCCCCGAACGTCTTTACGATACATCGAACCGTTAGCACAAACAGCGTAGTCCTTATACAATTCGAAATTTATCTCCTCATTAAGTATCTTATCAACGGTAGATGAGGGGTGCCTCTCCTCCAGGAGCGTCTCTGGGGAGATGTTGTACTGCATAATAAGATGAGGATACAGACTATTAAGGTCGAAAGAAACAACCCAGTCATACTTTCCAGGAATCGGTTCCTTGACATATGCCCCCGCATATTTGGAATCCTTGTCCGATCGGACAATAGGAGGAATTACAATATTCCTCTTCTTTAAATAGTTATAAATGATCGTATCCCACATGCGGACTTGTGAGAATACGTCGGCATAGTTTGCTTTAGCGTCATACGCCATAACGACTGCCAATTCAATAAGTTTCATCTTGTCTTCCATACGGTCAACAAGTTCCACGTCAATGATGTTGTATTCTACAAACTTCTGCCATCCGTTTGTGTAGAAGTCTTTGAACGTGTCAAACTCCGAGTGGTCAAGTTTTTTCTGCCCAAGTTCAACGCTTGCAATATAGTCAAGTCGGTAAGATTCTTGCGCTTTATAAGTGAACTTCTTATAAAGGTTAAGATAATCAAGTTGAGTAATACCACCAACATCGTAGGAAATGTGCTTACGTCCAGCAATGAATGTTTCCTTTTCCGTAACCAATCCCCAAGGTGACATACGTTTCATCAACTTTTCACCCAGGATTCTATCGATACGACGTACAAGGTACGGCATATCGTACAGTTCACTATTCCAACCAGTGACGACTTCAGGAGTGTTGTCCTCAATCATCCACCAGTTGATAAAGTCATTCAGAAGTTCATACTCAGTTCTGAACCCCTTGTAAATGACATTCTCTTGTTTGTTATTAAAGGGTCCTTGACCCCAGGTGCGAATCTGTTTGGTAGTATAGTCCTGCACGGTGATGAGGAGAACTTCCTCAGCGGCAGATTCTACATCTGGGAATCCATTTTCAGATTTCACCTCAATATCAATTGTAGAGATTTTAATCTTGTTTGTATCAAACTTAATCTCATCCTCAGGATACTTCTCCGAAATATACTGATAGATATACCTATCATTTCCGTAGATCTTGAAGTTGTCTACACCGTCATATCGTTTGATAAACTCACGACATTCACGAACCGTCCCAGGTTCAACCGATTCAACATATTCACCCTCAAGAGTCTTATATTTGGTTTTCTTGTTAGATGCAACAAAAAGAGTCGGGTAAAACTTCTCCCGAGTCATGAAATGTTGACCATTTTCATAACCACGGACCAAGAAGTGGTCCCCGACCATTTGGACGTTCGTGTAAAATCTCATTCTGTAAGTTTCAAATACGCTTCAACTACTTCTGGAGCTGGATCTGCGATAGTCAGGATATCACTAGATCGTATCATATATTCGGTTTGATTGGAAGCCTTCACCCAAGGTTCCATTGGTTTGTCTGGATAGAAGCGATATGGTTTGATGAGTTTACAGTCAGGGTCTCCAACAACAGAATCAACTTCTTCTACTTCACTAATCAAAACATTATCAATATCTACCAAAAGACACTTAATATTTTCAGCCATTTACAACCTCGGTTTCAGATAGTGGGGTGGGATTTACTTTATTGTCATACATCTCTCTGATGGATTCCAAAGGTTCGCAGATAGTAGCAACAATATCAGTAGTAACTACAAATTCTTTATCACTAGAAAGTATCATCCAGGGTTTAAGAATGATATCCAATTCATAATTAGACTTCTTAGTATCTGCTTCCATCAGCATGGTCTTCTCCTGAGAGATGACAATCTGAGGTTCGGTGAACATGTATCCACGAACTTGTTCTTCCTGAACGACTTCTTTAGCGTCAGTAATAAGGGTTTCTCCAGTTTTCAGGAGAATCATTTTGACAGCCATTTTTAAAAAATTTCCTCTTCATATTATACCAATAAAAAAGGGAGGCGTCAACTGGATTGTGCCAGTTACCTCCCCGTCTGCGCCGACGATATTCAGTTTTATTTATCAGGAAGTATCAGGGTAGAACGGCGGCGAGCGTTCCCCCAAAGAAAAGAGTCATTGTTGTTCCCAGTGTTAAGGTGGCGGTGGTAAAGTTCATCGTCCCTCCATAGGTCTAAATTATATAGTCATTATGTATCATAGTGATACAAAAGTCTGTAACCACCGTTACTGAATATGAAACAAATGTTAAGGATTACAGATAATCCTTACGTTGATGATGCTCTGGGACAATCTTTCCGAGAACTATTGATAGTAACCCATCCTCAAATTCAACTGATCTAACTTCCGTCTCATCTGAGAGGCTCCATGCTCTGGTGAATGATCGTTGAGCCATTCCTCTATGGAGGTATTCTGTGGTAGATTCTTTATCTTCTTTCTGCCCTTCGACGAAGAGCTTTCCGTCTTGAGTGTAGACATTTACTTCTTTTCTCCTAAATCCTGCTAATGCTAGTTCTAAGCGATATTCTACATTGCTTAGTTGGACTAGGTTGTATGGTGGGTAATTAGTTTGAGTCTCGTGCAGCGTTGCGAGACGATCAAAATAATTATCCATACCGATACTGTATTTATTTATACGCTCCATGAGCGCAGGCAGATCGGTACTGTGAAACTTCATTAGGTTCGTCATTATGGTAGCTCCTTTAAAAGCGAGTTTGTATTGTGTGGACCCTTATGGCATCCACACATATTTATAGCACACTTTTGAAAAATTAGGAGTTCGGATTACTCTACTTTGGTTGGTTTCGTGCTGCGATTATCTTTGCGTCTATTTCAGGATCCTTTGTTAGTGGCATTGCCATAGCAGTTGCTCTATCCATTCTATTATA